TCATGGCGATCAGCGTGCCGACGCCGCTCTGCCCGACCGCGTTGTTCGCTCCGACCTGATCGTAGCAGGTGGCGACGCCCGTCGCCTTGCCGGCCGCGTAGGCATCGAGGCTTCCATAGTCGAGCGAGCCGCCGACGAAGCCGATATCCTTGGCCGCCGTGCCATCCACGCGGGCGGCGTTGAAGGCGGCGCCCGTGTAGCCCGCCCGAAGCAGATCCTCGCCACACGCGAAGGCGGCACCGGTCGCCACATCGGCCGCGCGCGCGTTCGCCGACAGGAACTGGCGCTGCCACATCGCGGCGCCGGGGGTGTCCCGCAACATGCGGTACACGGCGCCGTTCTGGTCGATCCAGCCGGCGCCGACAGGGGCGATCTTCGCCGTTGCTGCCGCCCCTGTTCCGTCGCCCGAGATGACGATGGTCGGCGGGACGTTACCGACCGAGCAGCCTGTCGAGGGCGACTTCTGCCGGATCGCGATGACCTGTCCGTTGTAAACGACCGGCTGGAGCGTACCGACCACAGAGCAGGTGTTGCCTGAGGCCGAAAAGGCTGCGGTCGCTGTCGTGTAACCGGTGCCGAGCGCTGTCATGCCGACGTCGGAAACGGAACCCGCCGCATAGTAGCCTGCCGACCAATCGTCGGTCGCCAAGGGCGCGCGCTGCGTGACGTCTTTGGCCTGAAGGCGTCCGACGGCAGCTCCGAGCGTGGTCGGGATGGTGTTGATGACGACGGGCGAGTTGACCGTGAATGGCGGCAAGCTCGCCCCCGCGGCCATCGCCAACGACGGCATCAGGCACAGGAGCGCCACCAGGGAGCGGAGGAGCTTCATCGGGTAGCCTCAGGCATGGCGGGAGAGCCCGGCGGCGCGGGGCGCGTAGGCGATCTCAGGCGGATGGGCGGGGTGGGCTCGGCCGGCGCTCAGGCGCGCAGCGGCCGGCGATCAGTCCTGGTAGGCGGAGACCTGGGAACCAGCGGGCCCGTAGACCCTCACGCGGCCCTTGAAGGTCGAGGACGACCACCCGCCGCCCTGCTGCCCCGCACCGACGCCTGAGAGCAAAATCGAGGTCTGGTTGTTGCCATTCCCGTCGTCGCGAACGAGCTGCTGCTGGTTCGCGGACTGGTTCTGTACCTCGACGTAGGCGCGCGTGGCAGTTGCTGGGATCGTCACCAGCGGCGTACCCGAGACCGCAGCCGGATTCGCCGAGTAGTCCGTGCCAGTCGAGCCGTTCGGAGCGAAGGTGAACGGGTTGTCCGGCGTCCCGAGCGGGTTGCCCGCGCTGTCCACCAGCTGGTTCGTCTCCATCGGAGGACGGGCCAGCGTGGCGGTGGGCAGAAGGGCCACAGGCAGGAAGGCGACGAGCGCCAGGGTTCGGAGGAGCTTCATGGCGCTTCCGTCAGGTCGGGCAGGGCGGATCGGGTGAAGGGGGAGCGAGAGGCCTAAGCCTCTTCGCCCATCAGCTTGGCGAGCTTGCGCGGGTTCTTGAGCGCGAAGGCCTCGAAGTCGGCCTCGTTCATCTGCGCCAGCATCTCGAAGGTGACCTCACCGGCCGGCGCGCCACCGGCGGCCGAGAGCGACTTGCCCGGGCCGGCCTGACCCGCCGCGACGCGCTCGGCCCGCGCGGCCGCGGTCTCGGCGGGAGCGGCCGGAGTGGCGGCAGGAGCCGGCTCGGCGGCCTTCGGCGTGAAGCCGCGGGCCTTGGCGATCTGGAAGATGCGCTCGGCCGGGGAGACACTCTGCTGCCGCGCCTGGACCGCGACCTGGAACTCGTCGTTGGCCAGCGCCTGCCGGATCTGCGCCTCGGGCACACCGAGCGCGGCATACTCGGCCGCACGGCTCTGCATGACGTGGCGGAATGCGTCGGCGAAGGCGGGCTCGGACGAGGCGAAGCGGTTCAGATCGGCCTTGTAGTCAGTGATGACCTCGCCGGCTTCGCGCTCCTGGCGCTGGCGGGCTGTCTCCTGCTGCACGCCGCCCTTCAGCGCCTCCAGCTCGGATTTGAGCTGCTCGTAGGCGCCGAAGATATCCTCCTTCGGGTCGATGACCTTCGGCGGCTCGGCCTGCGTCTCCTGCTGGGCGGCCGGGCGAGCCTGCATCGCCTCGGTAATGACGCGGAGGCGCTCGTCGCCGCGGGCGAACTTCTCGCGGAGGTCGGTCAGCTCTTTCTCGACGGCCTTCCGACGCTCGCGCTCCTGGTGGAACGCGCCGTGGCGGACGAATTTGCCCTTGTTGTCGTCGGCGGAGCCAGCATCGGCCTCGGGGTCCACGACCTCGCCCGGGGCAGCCTCGGGAGCGGCAGTAGCGGCCGGAGCAGGCTCACCACCGGCCACGACACCCTCGGGCGCCTCCGGTGCTGCCGGTGCAGCGGACGAGCGTTCCTCGCCCCGCTCGTACGCCTCGAAGGCGGCCTGCTCCTCGGGCGTGAAGGATTCACCGCTCTCGCTGGTGGCGAAATCGTTCTCGATCATGTGGTCCTCGTAACGTGATGGGACGGAAGGCCGGTCTGTCGCGCCGGCCGGGCGGAGGGGTTTCAGGCTGCTTGCGCGGCCACATCGGATCGGATCAGCTCAGGTCCGACCGGAGAGCGTGATGGATCGGGTTGTTCTGGAGCTGCGCCAGTGGTTGGAGCGCCACGGGCTGCCGGCAGACGGCGTCGAGCTGCGGGTCGTGATGCCCAAAGGCCGCGACGCCTACGAAGCCAGATCGATTTCCCAGGCAGAGTTGAATTCAAACCTTGCCAGTGACCAGCACGCCAAGATCCGGGGCGACGTGCGCCTTCACGGCGTGGATGTGACGTTCGAGCGCCGTCAGCTCTGAGAGCGAGCGCGGGCGAAGTAGGGGTCTTCGCGGCAGCTGATCTCGCCGTCGGAGACCAGCGCCGCCACGTGCTCGACTGAGCCCTCCACGAGCATCATCGGACCGACCACGGGGTACACCTCGGCGCACGGTGGCTCGGCCATGCCGAACGCGACCATGCCGACGTTCGCAGGGGCGACGAACACGACGTCACCCTCCACCGACGGGTCGCCGGAAAAGATGCGGAGCTGGACGAGGCGCATGGATCAGAACCGGCGCTTCTTCACGCTGGGCGGATCGTAGTCCGGCATCGCGATGGCGTAGTCTTCGACCTGCTGGGCCTCAGCCTCGCACTGGACAACCGGCTCAGGCATGGGCTTGGGAGGCGGCGAAGGGGCGACAACCGGCTCGACGTACGCCGGGACGGTCGGAGGTATGCGCTCCAGCAGGTAGACGGCCACGTCACGCAGCACCTTCAGCGTCTTGCCGGTCGAGCTGTCGCTGGGCAGATCGTGCATCGCGTGCATCAGGCCGTCCATGAGCCGGGAGTGCTCGGCACGGAGCGGGTCAGCCGCCTGTTCGAGGAAGCGGTCGAGCTTCATGACCTCCGAATGGAGGCAGAACTGCTCGACGAAGACGACGGACTTGGCCGTCACCTCATCGACCACGACCACGCGGCCACGGAGATCCCACCGCGTGCCCTCGCGGACCGCGCTCTGCTCAACTGCCATGTGTGTTCCTGCTGGTTAGAAGCTGGGCTGGCCCGGGTAGGGCTGAGGAGCGGGTGCCGGCGCCGGTAGCGCGAGCTGGCCACCGTAGGGCGCCGGATCCACCGGGATCGGCGTGGGAACCGGCCCGGCATGCTGATGCGGCGCGGCGGTGCTCTGGTGCCCCTGCGTCGCCTGGACGTGGCCGTGTGCGATCTCCAGCGTGCGCCCGACCGTGTCGACCTGGTCGTACGTGCTGAGCGAGCGCTGGTGCTGAGCCTGGGCGCGCTTCAGGTCGGCACCGGCGGCCTTATCCTCGATCGCCGTGAGCACCTGCTGCATGGCCATCTGCTTCTGCTGCTGCGCCTCCGGATCGCTCTGCTGCTGGGCGAGCAGCTCGCGCATCTTGGCGACGAAGCTGTCCGGGAACGGCGAGTAGGGCAGGACCTCGAGGAGCACCTGCGGGGTGATCATGTCCTTCATGATCGGCAACACCGACACGAAGGTCTGCCAGACGACCTGCTGCTGGTTCGGCGACGAGGGCGCCTCGTCGATCACCACGTCGAAGTCGCCCGCGGTCTGGTCGCGCAGCAGCGGGATCACACGCTGGCCCTGCGGGCCGGTGATGCGCACGAGGCGGCCGTCCGAGAGGTAGGTCTGAATAAAGTGGAGCCGCACACGGCCGATATGCTTGCGGGCCCGCCGCAGCGCGTTGAAAGCGGTGGCGAGGATGTTCATGACCGTCCGCTTGCGCTCGACCTCAAGCACGCCGGCCTGATCGTTCTGCTGCTGGCCGAGCATCTCCGCGTTTACGCCGGACACGTCGGGAATCGAGCGGATCGCGAACTCCATCATCTGCCAGTGCCCAGCCGGCAGCTGCGGCAGACCCTTTTCCTTGATCGCGCCGGAGCGCAGCGCCCCAGGGTTCACCCAGGTCGTCGCGCCGGGCTTGGCCGCCGAGGTCTCGAACTGCCGCACATCCTTCACCGCCGAGGTCTCGGCGAAGTGCCCGCCCTTGGCCTGGCGGTTCAGCATGTCGTGGGTCTGGCTGAGGAACGTGTTGGCGAACCGCTGCGGATCGCGCATCGGGCGCACGATCCCGAACCAGGAGCCCTTGTTCTGATCCCGGTCGCCCGTGAGGAACGCGTACGAGAAGCGGTCGCCGGCCGGGGCGGGGCCTTCCTCCAGCACGGTCGCGCCGAGGAACGCGCGCCGGTAGACGCGCTTCATCTGGTGGAACACCTGCACGGGCGGCATGCCCATCGCGGCGGCGCGCTGGACCAGCACCTTCGCCTTGGCCGGGTCCATGTCCATCGGCTCGCCGGTCTGCGGGTTGATGACGACCGCGACCTTCTCGCGCTCCCACCATTGCACCTCGACGATGGTGACGCGGTCGGTGCCGGCGTCGGCCGACTCACGGCGGTCCATCCGGTGCTCACCGGCCTGCAGCGGGTGATGCGTCTCGCCGCCGTCGCGATCCTCCGCCCAGGCCGCGTCGAGGTCGGACGGGTCGGCATCCGGGAACAGTCCCTCGGCCTCGGCCCGGTCCATGGTCTTGGCCCGGAACACACGCCGCGCGTCGGACAGGCCGCGCTTCGTCGCCGTGTGGTCCCAGAACATCTCGAGCGGGTTCACCCGATCCTCGACGTAATCGCCGTCGGGGTTGGTCTCATAGTCGAGCCGCTGCTCGATCACGCCGACGCCGCAGATCACGGCATCCACGAAGGCATCCGATTCCTCATCCTCCGCGTCCGCCTCGTCGGCGAGGTAGCGCGAGGCTTCCGTCAGCACCTCGTTCAGCGCCGAGTCGCCGACCTCGCGCGGCAGATACTGGATGTCCTGGCGGGCCGAGACCTCGGATCCCGCCACCGCCTTGATCACCGGCAAGACGCGGTTGAACGTGATCGGCGGCCGGCGCTGCTCCTTCAGGACGGCAAGGTCTCGCTCGTCCCACTGGTGACCGGCCACGAAGTCGAAGTCGGTCTTCGCCTCCTTCCGCCACTCCGACGAGGCATCGCGGTCCGCGCGGAACCAAGCCCGCAGCTTGCGCATCAGCGCCTCGCGGTCGAGGCCCTCCTGCTCTTCCGGCGACACGGCCTCATCGGCCGGCGCGTCGGTGTCCGTCACGCCCATCCGGTACCTTCGTCAGTTTCGGTGCGCTCGCGACGGCGGATGCGCGCGTAGCGGTCTTGCGGGCCGGGCTCTTCCTTCGGCGGCGACTGCGGCTCGGCGATCGCGACGGCGAAGTACCGGAAGGCGTCGGCCGCGTGGCTCGCCCAATCGTGCAGCGGGTTCTTCGAGAAGGCCTGCGTGTTCGGGTCTACGTCGTAGCGGTAGTTCCGCAGCGCCTGGATCCCGTCGGCGCACCGGTCCTCGTCGAAGAAGCACCGCGCGAACACCTGGCGCGCCGCATCGATGCCGGCGGCGACCGAGAGCTTCGGCGTGATCCAGACCTCGTGCCCGGCCGCCCACATCTGCTGCTCGATCGTCCGCTCGGAGGCGAGGAGCTCGTTCTGCGCGTCGTGCGGGAGCCAGTGCTCACCGTAGGCGTAGCCGCAGTCGGTGATCCGCTGCGTCAGCATCTCCAGGTAGTGGCTGAGCGCGAAGCCGCGGTTCTCGTAGAAGTCGATCAGCCGGAACTCGAAGCCGACCTGCTGGGCGAACCAGATGCTGGTCTTGTCGGCCCGGCCCAGATCCCAGAACGTGTGCACGGGCTTCGTCGGGTCGAAGGCGATCTTCCGGAACCGGCCGGCCCGCGTCGCGGCTAGGATCTCGTGGGTGTAGATCGCGCCGTCGAGGACCTGCTTGCAGTTGCCGCCCCAGACCGTCTCGTAGGCGACCGGGTCACGGGCCTTCAGGTCGAGTGCTTCCTGCCGGAGCACCTCCGGGAACCAGGGATTGTCCTCCCAGCCGATCTTCACGACCCGCGCGCCGGTCGGCGGCTTCTTCACGAAGCGCTGGTAGGTCTCGTCCTCCTCCAGCTCCGTGTTGAAGCTGATCCAGATCTCCGAGCCTTCCTTGCGGATGGTCGGGATCAGCACGTCCCAGGACGTCTTCGAGACGGTGCGGGCTTCCTCGACCCAAGCCACATCCACGCCTTCCGTGGACTTCACGGAGGCCACGTTGTGGCGGAGGCCCTTGAAGATGAACTCGGTGCCGTTTCGGCCGAGGATCCGCTTCTCCTGGACCTCGTACAGGCCGTCGAGCCCGAGGAGGTCGATCTGCTGCGCGAACAGCGCGTGCGCCGATTCCGCGATGCTGTTCTGGAACTCGCGGGCGCACAGGACACGGAGCGGACGCTGCGCGCCCATGATCAGCAGGGCGCGGCCGAAGCCCCAGGATTTGGCGCCGCCGCGGCCGCCGTAGGCGATCTTGTAGCGCGCCGGCTCGAACAGGAAGGCGAGCTTCTCCGGGAACTCAACCTTCATCGGGCGTCTGCCCGGGCCGGATGAAGGTCACCGTCATGCCGGTCGGGATCGCGCCGCCCTCGCCATCGCCATCGATGGGCTGGGTCGGCTTGCCGTAGCCACGGTCGAGGATGGCGTTGGCCGCCGCGACACGAGCCGCCTCGCTCTCGCCCTCGGTCGCGATCTGCACGAGCACCTGCAGGGCTTGCTCGGTGTATTCGCGAGCGAGGTCGCGGACCTTGGCCGAAGCCTTCGGGCGGCCGCCGGGGTTGCCGGACTGACCTGGCTGGAACTGGCTCATGGGGCCTGTTTCGTGCCTGATCTCAGGAGCGTCGCCGCTCGCAGAACGTCTTGTGCGTGCCGCCGGCCGGCAGGCTCAGATGCGTGGCCAGCAGTGTGCCGACCATCGGGCACTGGGTGAGCAGCGCCACCGGCTGGGTGAGCACGTCGAGCGCAGTCTCGCGGGTGCAGTCCGGACCCTGAACGCCGGCCGGGCAGGCGAGGGCGCCGGCCATGAAGCCGTGCGTCTCGGCGTGACCCGTCGCGACCGCCAGCATCCAGAGGAGCAGCGACGTCGCGAGGTAGAGCGGGGCGATGCGCAGCAGCATTAGAGCCGGCCTCCCTGCTTAACGCCGAAGCACCGCAGCGCCTCGTCGTAGGACAGCTTCGCGACCGGGCCAGCCGCCGCACCGAGACCGGCGCCGCGGGTCAGCTCGCGCTCGCCGCGATGGACGATCGGTTCGGCGGCCGCCGGCTGGGTGCCGAACAGCCAACGGAGGACGAGGCGCTTGATCATGGCCGGGCGTTCCGCATCGCCATGGAGCGGCGGACCTCGAACTCGCCGGCCCGTGCCTCGTCGTACGGACTCTCCGCCGGGAGCGGCGTCGGCTGGCGGAGGAAGCCACGGCGGCGCAGATCATCACCGTAGGCCTGGGCCGCCGGGTCACGCTGAAGGCGCTGCGCGTGCCGAAGCGCCTGCTCGGCGTCGGCCGCGGTGTGCTCCGCGCCGGTGCGCATCAGGCGATGCCGAGGCGCTTGTGCGAGATCCGGCGCCAGCCCTTGGTCGGGTGCAGCACCATCGTGGCATCGGGTACCTCACGCGTGGCAGCGATGCGCTTCGGCGCGATCGCGTTCCAGGCCTGGACGACGTTCGCCATGTGGAGCGCAGCGACGCCGGACAGCGTGGTCCGGCCGATGAGCGCGGCAACGCGCGCCTCCTGGATGGAGGCGTGAAGCTTCGAGACAATCATGTGGAGCTTTCGTCAGCCGATGATCGCGGCGTGGGCGCCCGGCTGCAGGACGTGCGTCTCGGTCCCCTTCCAGCGGAACAGGTACTCGATCGCGCCGCGATATTTCGGGTTGTCGGTCACGTACGCGACCGTGGAGACGGCCCAGCGGCCGCCCTTCGGCGCCGGGATGCCCTCGGCGTTCAAGCCGTCGGCGATAGCCTGGAGCGTCCGCTTGCGGCGGCGCTCCTGGTAGATCCGGCGCACAATGCGCGCCTGCTCCGGGACGACCCGGAGGCCGCCTTCCAGATCCTTGGTGTAACCGTAGGGCGCCTTGCCTCCGGCAAAGCCGCCCTTGCCGGCCTTGGCCACTCGGCCGCTGGCAGTCCGGTCCCGGATCACGAACCGCTCGTTCTCCGCCATGCCGGCGAAGATCGCGAAGAAGGTCCGACCCATCGGGTTGGACGTGTCGATCACCGATTCCGTGACCGACCGGAACGCCACCTCGTGCTGCTCGGCGAGATCTGAGACCGTCGTCATCGCGTGGCGGATATCGCGAGACAGCCGGTCGATCTTCGCCACCAGCAGCACGTCGAAGGCCTTGGCCGCGGCGAACTCCAGCGCCTGCCCGAAGGCGGGGCGATCGGCGGGCCGGGTTGCGCCCGATACACCCGGGTCGGTGAGGACCTCGATCAGCTCGTAGCCCTGGCTCTCGGCGAAGGCGCGGACCGCCTTCTCCTGCGCCTCAAGCCCGTGGCCGGTCGCGGCCTGCTCTTCCGTGGAGACCCGCAGGTACCCGAGCGCCCGGACGGCGCTGGCTGCCTTCGTGTCGGTCTGGATTTTATTCCGGGCCCGCTGGCGGCCCACACGACGTGAGCCCGAAACCACCTGCAAGCCTCTGATTTTGCTAATGTTTTAGCGTCTAAATGGCCGATATTTCCAAGATCTCAGGAGACCTTGGAAAATGGCCCTCAATCAGGCCGCCGGCCGGACCGTCCGACGACGCCGGGCGACCGTGAAAGGTACGCCCTTCGTGCTCGTGCCGTTCTGCCCGAAGGTACGCTTCTCGACAGTGCCGAGCTGCGGGCGAAGCTGGCGCACCAGCGCGGCGATGCGCTTGCAGTGGGCGTCCTTGGCGTCGAGGTCCTGATCGGCCCGACCGGTCATGCGCGAGCGACAGAAGGCGCGGGCCTCCTCCTCGATCGCGGTGACGATAGCGTGGGCGCTCATCGGGAACCGATCATGACATGGAACACCGCCCGCGTCTGCCGGAGCAACGCCTAAGCTGTTAAGCGGGTTCGAGGTTGCGACCGAGGCTGAGCCTTCGAGGTCGAGAAATTTGCAGGGACCCATAGTGGCTATGGTTGCCTGCGGGACAGAAGCTGCCCGCGGCATGGTCGGTTCCGGACCCGACCGCCCCAGAAGTGGAGATAGGCGAAACTCATTACCGAAACGACAACGCCCGGCGGCTTCTCAGCCCCGGGCGTGCGTCTCGCGACAGTTGGTTTCTGCCGGGTTTCGCCCGACGGGTCAAGCGATGAGGAAGTCGCGAGCAGGCTGCGTAAACCTTCCCTCTTTCACAAGCCCATTTTCACATCCCACTGCGTAATCAAATCCGATCTGCACTTCATCAGCAGGAACTCCGTCAATCAGCCAACCGCCATCCGCCTGGGTCGCAAATATACGCAAGGTAAGCATATTAAGTGGGATAGCACTGTGCACCACCTGATCGGCGCCTCCAACCGCAGCGGCACTTCCATTGGCATATACGGCCTCTATGCCTGAATGGCCTTTCATAACCTGCATCAGACTAATATTAGATAGATTGCCAATTTTGACAAAAGGGTACTTCGCAGTCACGATGGCATCGTTTCTGAGATTGAGGCCAACACGGAATTCAAACACTCCGCTCCGTGCATATCCATGATTTGCCAGCTCAATGTGTAAGTCGGCCAAGGAATTTCTACTAAACGCATCTTCAACGTCATAATGTTCCATAGGATGGAAATCTCTTCCGATCCTTTTGTAATAGCGAAAATGCCCCTTTACTCTGGATTGATGTGGTCTGCGTTCAGACCGGGGCACCAGCATGAGTAGGTAGCCAGATCCAGGCGACGCTTCCGATTGAACTACAGATATCTCGATCCCATCATTCCCGGGCTGCAGAAAACCGCCAAGCATGCTGCGCAAATCTGAGGCATGCCGATCAATCTCAATGATCGGGTGCAAACTTTGGACGCAGTCGACCCCGTCCTCTCCTTTCCTGCAAAGCACTCCAAATATCAAAAGACCGCCCGCAGAATTACTAAACCCGGACAAACATTCCCCGAAAGATTTTTTATCGTCGTCGCTCAATCCGTATCTATCAGCCGATGATTTAGTCTTGAATTCGAGCTGAAGATCCTCCTCCATACGATTTTCACGCAGAGCTTCAATGGCTCGCTCTCCACCATCTCGCAGATGCTCGTACAGTTCGCGCATGGACGCCTCCCGACGCCCATGCTGGCACAGCCAAGTCAGGCTGTCTCGGCCTCCGCAGCCTCTACCCGCGCCTTCAGCGCCGCCACTCGGGCCGGCACCGTGTCGGCATCATCGCGGTAGATGTCTCGCGGCGTGTGCTGCCTCGGCCCCTCGGCGGTGTGCAGTCCGTCCGTCACCGATTCCAGCAGCCACCGGAACCGATCCCCAACCCGCCCGACGCCGCGATCCCCACCGCCGACCGTGCAGGAGGCGTAGGACTTGAGGGTGTGGCCCTCAACCAGGATGGCCTTCAGGAAGCGAACCCCTATCCACCCGACGATCCCGGCGAGCTTCTCGTCGAGCTTGGCCATCGCTCGGAGCCGGAACACCTCCCGGAGCATCCCCATCTCGCGCGGTGCCAGCTCCTCCTCTTCTCGGCTGTCAATCATCACGCCCAGTCGCGCCATGCGCTCGATGCGCCGATCCGCGCTGTCGCTGCTTCCGGTCCAGGCTTCCTGGAGCAGCCGCCCGACGGCGAACTCCTGATCGCTGATCCGGCTGGCCGAGTGCTCCATGGTCAGGACATCGAGTTGCTTGTTGACTTGGACCTCGACGAACCCGCCGAGCCTGGTCGGGTCGGTGACGATGCGACGGCCAGGCTTGATCGCGGCGTCCCGCTCGACGTGCGGGTTGAGGCGGAGCCGCTTCCGCTGCTGGTTCGCACGGTGGCGCTCCTGAGGCGTCTCAAGCTTCCGGCGCGCACGCGCATCGGCCTCGCGCTTCTGGATGCGGTCGATCACGACCTTGCAGAGGTCCTTCGTCGTCGCGTCCTCAGCGGCCTGCTTCGCCGCGAGGCGCGCCTTCAGCTCGGCGTTGTCGGCACGCTTCTCAGCGAGATCCGCTTGCTGTGCCCGAAGCACGGCGAGGCGGTCGACTGCGCCCGGCTGGTGGTGGGCCGGCGAGCCGGCGAGGCTGATGGTCTTGGTCCTGGACGCTGCCACGGTGGTGCCCCTAGCGCCGGCCGGCCTTCCGCCGATCCGTGACGCTTCATCTGCGTCCCGTTTTTGGACACTGGCAACCGCGATCGGTCGGTGCGGCATTCAGAACCGTAAGCCCGCGCAAACGGCTCAAACTCAACGCTTGGTTCCCGCCCGTAGCGTTCGCATCGGGCGGATTCCCCCCGCCCGCTCGCTGATACAGAAACGAAAATCCGGACGTGTTTGTAGCCGTCCCGCCCTGGACTGCGGCACGGCAGGCTATATAACTAACATTGATTGGTGACGCGACCAGCCACCGATAATCGCAAGACTATGGATGAGCAGTACAAATATGTCTCAGTAACGCATAGATTTTATGCACCCGGAAAAGATCGAATGTGAGCGGATGGAGCTTGCTTTGCCTGAGATAATTTCGCTAAAGGCCATTCTGCAATCTTTTAAAGAAGGCATTGCACTTCTTTTCAAAGACAACGTTAGAGTACCAGGGCGAGATAGTAAGCATTTTAGAAAATATATCAAAAAAACATACGAAGAGATCACCAAAATACATGTAGACTACGGAATGATATTTATTGCTGCACAGGCAAGAATCAAGGAATTAGACATCAAAAACCAGAGGGATGCCGACCCAAAGGATACCAACGAAATCCTTAAGCTGGTGGTCGATGAACTTCTCGAAAAAAGGAAGGGCTATGAGCAGGTCAGAAACGAATTTCGTTTGAATCTTTCGAGTCGTCTTGCGATGGTCGACAATAAATTATATCAGTATTTCTTCCTATCCGTATTTGATTACTTCATCGTTGACGACGATAAAGGTCATTTCGTGAACGATATTTCGCGCGAGATGGAACTCAATCTTATACTTCAACGAAGCGGACGAACAGGGCGTAGATCGCCTTCCTCTGAAGCGATTAACGAAATTGTCAAATGCGAAAACTATGAGGCAGCGCAAAAGCAGCTGCAGAAAATTATAGACTCGATCAATCGCAAAAAGTTCAACATTGATCTTTGTTATAAGAATGCCGACGATCTCACTTCTGTCACTTAAACGATGAGCAGTTCCTGAATTTATTTCTGAATGTTGGCCCACTCATCAAGCAGAAACTGTTCTTCTGATGAACACGTACCCCAGCTAAGCTAGGGTTTAGTGCCTTTTAAGCGCCTACCTACCGGATATCTGCAGAATTTTACTGATTAACGAGATAGGTCACAAGGAAACATACCAGGCTACCCGTCCAAACAGCGAGGGCTTTTGAAGTAGTCAGGCGGATCAACCACTCGGCCGATCCAACCCGCGCATATTCCAAGCCTCGGCGAGGCGCTCGCAGGCCCGTTTCCGGCGCCGGTCGAAGGTCCGCCGCCAGATCCCGAACTCGCGACAGTAATCAGTGATCGTGCCGCCGGGCACATCCTTCAGCAGCCGGAGCCGGCGGTGGCGCTTGATCCGCCGCCGCGCCTTCGCCCGCGACCAAGTCAGCAGGGCCATGCGCTCCGGGCTGTCGCGCCCCAGGATCTCGGCCGAGAACACGATCCAATCGAAGGTGGCGGCCATCTCGCCCGGGTCGTTCGGCTGCATCCGGTTCGCCCGGACGCTGAAGATACCCGCGCCCGTGAAGGCCATGAACGCCGCCACCAGCCAGCGCTCGACATCATGGCACGTCATGGCCGGCGGGTCCGGCCCCTCGATCCTCGACGGGTTCGCCATCAACATTGCGGCTGCACGCTGACGGTCAGCCGCTCGACAGCGCAGCCAGGGCCAGCAGCCAAGACCGCAGCCTCCCGTAGCCCAGCAGCCTGATCGTGCCCGCAGCCCACATCCCTGGACGCGTTAACAATCCATTTACCATCAGCAAGGACAACCTGAGCACAATCAGAAGTTGCGGGACCAGCAATGAGCATCCCCCAGATTGTTCTCCTCAGCCTTCCATGCGCGATGTTGATCGCGACGCTTCTGCTTGCCTCGAACCAAGAGCGGTATGACGTCGGGCCGTCGGCGCAAAGGTTCCAAACGCAAGTTTTCGACCATCTAGAGCCCCGCATTCGGCCTAGAGGCCAGCGGTCGTTTAAGCACTCGATCACTGTGCTACCCCGCTTCACTGAGATGCATCTCCGCGGGCCGATGAACTGATGTAGTTTAGGGGGTAGAAACAAGTTCTGAGCGACGTTGCGATAATTTGCCGTCAAATTTCCTATTCCGCAGCTATCAAGGCAGACATCGTCACCTGGGCTTCGACAATCGCCCGGCACTCTCGATCGCCGCACGACCACATACCGTCAGACCGATTCTTCATCACGCCAAAGCCGAACGAGGCACCGAACACCCCGCAGGCCGCGCATGTGCGCTCGACGGGCAGTTCGCGTGCAGCCTCATCCGCCTTCCGCGCAGTCTCGCGGTCGCGCAACTCGGCCTTCCAGAGATCCGGGCGCCGGCTCACCGCGCGCCTCCAGCCGAACCGTGTCGCTGGTCAATGCGGGCGATCAGCCGGCCGATGTCCGGCCCGTTGCCGGTCGCACGGAGGCGTGCGAGGTCCTCGTCCAGCTTCGCCCGCTGCGCTCGGGCGATCTCCGCTGGCGTCTCCGGCCGGTGCCTCGTGGCTTCGGCTTGCAGCATGCGCTGCAGGTGCGCCTCGGCCGCCTTCGCGACCTCCGCGCGCTGCTCCGGCGTCGACACGTCGTAGACCTCGGCCTCCAGCACGCGCCGGATGTGCAGCAGCCGCGTCCGGAGCGGGATCAGCCCCTCACGCACTTCGGCCGCGAACTCGGCCGGTGAAGGGCGCCAGCGCTTCACCCACAGCAGCAGTGTCTCGCCGGACCGGAAGCGCTCGGCCGCCGCGTGAATCGCCGCCAGAGGCAGAGCCTTCAGCGCCGACACGTACTCCGCGATCAGCACCTCGTTCTCGTCGTCGCCCCGCCCGCGCCCCTGCTCGAATCCCAGGAGCACCCGGGTCACGACCGTGTCGACGTGGGCGGGGTTTGAGGAGGCGGCCAGCTCAGCGCTAAGCCGCTCGGCGACGGCGGAGAGCTGCTGCCGCTCGGAGGTCGAAACCGCCCTGTCCCGCCGCACGCAGTACCGCGTCGGAAGGACGGGATGCGCCTCCAGCCTGCCATGCAGTTCCGAGATCCTCGCCTCTATGAGGGCCGGCGTTTGGGTCGTTCGCGTCGATGGCAGGCGGTTCGACATCAAGGGCCCCCGTCAGGGATTCGGCGTGTTGGCGGATGAGACGGGCGGCGAGGCCCGTAGGCGCTGGCTGGGCAGGACGCCCGCGGTCCGGGCGTCGGCCAGTGGCTTCGCGGCGGGCCTGGAGGCGCCGGTCGACCCAGCTCGAGAAATCAGCCAGCTCGCGCCCGTCGGCCTCCTCGATCAGACCGAGCACCACCACCGCCTCGTCGTGGGCAATCGCCAGCCAGTGACCGATCAGGGCCAGGGCGGAGCGATGGGACCGGCCGGTGTTGGCGCAGATCAGCGCGGCACCCCGTGTCAGCAGCTCTCGGCGAAAGGCTCGCGCCAGCTCGGCCGCGCCTGCGCCAGCCTGCCCGACATCGTCGGCCGACCCTTCAGGGTCGGAACCGGGGGTCGGGGAGGGGTTAAGGGGTGGGGGTGGAGGTGCAGGAGGAGGGGGCGGACCATCCGGGGAGGGGCCGGGGGGTAACGCGTTACCGCCGTTACCAGCGTTACGGTGCGTTTCACGGTGCCGGCGCACCCGGGCGGCGGTCTGGGCTCGGCGCTTCTCGGTCTTGGCATCGACCTCGGCCGCCGCAGCCTTCTCGTCCGCCTCTATCACCGCGAGCAGCATCTCGGCCGAGGCGCCGGCCGCCACGAGCGCGCGAAGGGCTTCTGAACGGATCGCCATCGCCTACTCCGCGGCCATGAGGAGAGGATCGGCACTGGCCTCGTCGGTGAAGTCCTCCCAGGAGAGCCGGCTGAGCTGCGTCGCTCCGTCGTGCGAGACGTCCCAGATGAACCAGGCGAACGCCATGTTCGAGGAGGCCTTCGGGCCTTGCCAGCCGTCTCGATGCATCATCGGCAGCCGCTTCCGAAAGCAGCGGACTCGAGCCAGCGTGCCCGTGTCGAGGATGGAGCCGCGCGAGATGCTCTCGTAGAACGAGAACCGCAGCAGCAGCATCACGCGCGGGCAGAGCCGCACGGCCTGCTCTACGAAGGCGCGGGCGTCCTTGTAGGGCGGGTTCGTGACGATGCAGTCGATGCCGCGGGGCGCCCGCTCGTACTTCAGGAAGTCGAAGCCGGCCTCGTGGCCCCAGCCGTAATCGACTAGGTCGGTGGCAAGGACGTCGTGCCCGGCCGCGCACAGCTCGCGCACGATGGCGCCGGGCCCGCAGGCCGGCTCCCAGATCCGCTGCGGTAACCACTCACGCCCGAGTAGCGCCCGCACGGCCACGGCCGGCGTCTCATAGAGGTCGTTCCCGCGCTCCGAGAGCGCGTGCGCCTTATTCTCTCGGTGGCTCATGCTGCAGCCCTCCGTCGGAAGGCCGGGACCATCCGCGCGAGCACCAGCATCACTCCGCGGTCCAGGCGCGGCGCCAACTCGGTCCCATCCGGATGGAAGGCCCGTTCGCAGAGGCGCATGGATTCGGCCGCGTCGAGCGCGCCGCCATAGGTGCCGCGGAACAGCTCGCGGCCCGAGAAAATGAGCACCCATGTCATGCCGCCGCCCTCGCGGCTTGCGGCTCTAGCGCCGTGACCTGGATCACCAGCTCGGGCGTCTCGCCGTAGAACTTGCGGACCACGCCATCGACCACGGCCGCGTCGTCTGCCCAGACGACTTGGTTCAGCGCGTCGATAACCTTGGCGATGTTGTCCCAGTCTGGTTTGGTCGTCGGCCGCAGGCGGCGCTCGAACGCGTCCAGCCGCTTCCGCTTCGACCAGCTCCCCGGGATCGGCATGGTGGCGAAGATCCGGACCTCCAGCGGTCCGGAAAGCAGGGCGCGCCCGCGCATGACGGCGCCGGCCGCGAGGCGCAGGGCGCCCTCGTAGGCCTCGGTCTTCTGGTCGGGATGGGAATGGATGCGCGCCACTCCTCCCCGATGGACGAGCTGCGCGCGGTGCCGGCCCTTCCCGCGAGGGGCGCCGGGCAGGCGGATGATAACGGTCTCGAACACCGCGCGCCTCCAGGCTCAAGCGTCTGCGGGTTCGCGGGTGCGACGCGACCGGGTCTCGCGGGCGGGCGGCTCCGGCAAGGGCGAGCGATCGGCCTCGGCCTCGTCGCTATCACCGTCGCCGTCCTCGGACTCGTCACCCTCGTCGATCGGCAGGTCGGGTTGATCCTTGTCCGCGAGCGCATCGGCGCGCTGGCCGAAGAACACGCTTGGCTCCGCCAGGACGAGGACCGCCGGCTTGGCACCGTGCTCAGCCAGCTTCGTGATATCGTCGACCGAGCCGGATGCTCCGACCTCAAGCTTAAGGCCGTCCTTCACAGTCCACTTGCCGGTCGAGACCACCAGGTGGTCGAAGCCCTGATGCGCCACGACCTTGATGGCCTCGCGCACCGTCTTACCGGCCACCTCGTCAGCGCGGCCGATCATGGTGCGCTGCTCGTGCTCGGACATCTTGGTCCAGCACGGCATCTGCCGAACGATATTGTCCAGGATCCGGTCGCGGATATCGCCGCGCAAGGTCTCAATGCCGAGCTCTACTATGGCTTCGGCTTGCGCAACCGCGTCTGTTGTGGCTTCCATCTGTCTCTCCATGGATGGGCACGACGCCCATTCTGTTCAGACCGCCCGGCACCCGCTCCCACAGCAGGCCGGGCGGTTCTCGTTTCGGGGTCAGGTGGCCGAGGCGCCCTGCTCGGTGGCGGCGCCGGTCTGATCGCCAGCGGCGGGCTCCTGCGTGGTTCCGGCGGCCGGCGCGGCGTCGGTGCCCGGCAGCGTCGCCCCGGTCTGGCCTGTGGTCTGGAGCAGCGTGGTGAGGTGCTCGCCCACGCCATCGAGCGCGGCATCGGCCGCCGTCGTGTCGACGCCCTGCACCTCGGCGAGCTTCGAGACGGTCTCGCCGATCGCTTTCACCGCGACGGCCGTGGCGGCGGCGACAGCCGCGGTCTGGGCGGTGACCTGGGCATTCAGCTTCGTGTCAGCCGCGAGGGTGTCGATGGTCTGCTGGAGGCTCATGAGCTTGCCTGCGATGCCGCCGAGGTGAGCCCGCACGGACGGGCGACGGCGCCCGAGCGGAAGGAGGGAAAGGAAGCCGAGCATCGGGATCCTTATGGGTGGGGACGACCGCCGGGCAGGCGCGGATCGTGGCCGTCGCGACGCGAGACGAGCGGCTCCTCAATGAGGGGTGACCGGGCGCCGAGGGGCGCGTGGAACTGCTGCTGAACGGGCGGCGTCGGCGTCATCGCCACCAGGGCCAGAGCCAAACCTTCCGCCCAGCCGAGCAGCGCGACGAGGCACATGCGGAACGGCCTGTTCGCGGCCGTCTCGGGCACATGCGCCTCGATGCCCTTGCGCAGGGTGCTGAAGTGCCGGGGCAGGGTGGTGACGAAGGCGCCGTCGGACATGGTCAGGCGGCCCGGACCGGATCCGCTTCGGAGGCTGCCAGCTGCTCGCGGAGCAGGTAGCCTTCGAAGGCCCAGAGCTGCCGGAAGGCGTTGTCGTAGGCGTACCGCTCGCCGACCTGCTGGTCGTAGTTCTCCGGCGCGGCCGGCGCGCTGTGCCCCTCGACGAAGAAGCCGTTCCGCAGCGTGATGATGCAGATCGTCAGGTGCCGGACGCGGAAATATTCGACGTCCGCGATCTTGACCTTGATGGAAGCCTCGGTGACGCGCGGCGCCGTCTTCGTCTCGACGATGGCCTGCGTCTCGCCGAGCGACAGCGCCGGCTCGCCGCGAGCATCGGCGTCTCGCGAGAGCGGTGCGTACCCGCTCTCGAACACGGCGCGCGGTGAGTGCGAGAGGTAGCCGTCCGTCTGGCCTGGCTGCGGTCCATACCGGACGAGCAGGTCGCCCTCGGCCGGGGCCCCGCGCGACGCGAAGCCCATCGGGACGTCGACGATGCGACCGCCCTTCAGCGCGACCCGGCCTGAGCCGTCCGCATGGAACTCGGCCGCTGCGATCGGATAGGCCTCGACCAGCTTGTGCGAGACGTGCGTCGGCTTGAAAGCGTCCATGTTCACTCCTCTCCACTCGCGGCCCGCCACAGCGGCAGGTCGTTCAGTTCCACCGGACGCGCCGGAGCCGGCTGGCGAGCCGCACGCACCACTCGCGGAGCTGCGCCTTCAACCGGGCGGCCAGCCGCGCGAAGAACAGCCTCACCCGCGCGAACAGCAGGGTGCGCAGCCCCGGCGATGGCGGCGGTGACCTCGACGTCATGGGCGAGCCTCCTGAGTTGCCGCTCGCATTCGGCGGCGTGGGCGGCCTCGATCCGGGCAAGGACGTGCGAGGCGATTTCCTTGGGCGGCCGGTACCGGAGCGCCCACAGCTTCCCGAACGGGACTGCGGCGCGCGTCGCGATCCGGCGCATGGCGTTGGCCGTGTCGCCTGGGCCGCGCGTCTCGAAGCGCAGCAGGTCGTCGAAGGCGGTTCGCGCCCTCATCACGTCAGCGTTCGACATTTGCGATTTCCGCAAAGACCTTTTGCACATGGGCAAATCCGTCCGTGGTTACTTGCGACCACGGACGGAGCGAGCCGACATGCAGAGGGAGTTCTTGAAGGTACGCACACACACGAGCGCGACCGCCAGCTTGCAGGCAGGGACGGGCGCGCAGGAGAAGGGACGACCCGGCCGAGGGTCCGAGACTGCGATGGTCTCGGCCGGGTCGCTCGCCGGCGGGAGGCGTGAGCCTGCGACCGCTGCGATGGAGGAAAGCTGTGCACAGCCACGCAACAGCTAATACAGACGACAGCACCATAGGGGCGTTACTGTTCTCGCGGAAGAGAACGGCAGACCCGGCGATGTGCATCGGCAGCGACATTTCAGGCGCGCCTCAGAAGACGCGACAGGCCACGGCCCGCACGCTCGCGCAGCGAGGCGGCGTTGTCCTGGCCGACAACGACAACATCCACCGGGCGCTCAGACCGGTCGGCGGTGACCGGCTCGACCGGCACGAACACCAGCCCGCGATCCATGGCCTGGGCCATGCGCAGCAGATCGGCGAACCGGGCCCGATGAGGCAGGAGCGCCAGCAGCTCGGCGTCCTGGGCTTCGGCCTGCAGGTGCTGCGCGGCGTGTTCCAGATCGAGAGCGCTCTGCGCCATCTCGGCAGCCGCGCCGGTGTCCGGCTGCTCGCCGCGCTCGACCTCGACGGCGAGCCGCGACGCATGGATCGCGAGTGCGCACGCAGCGCGCCGGCAGGTGCAGCCGAGAGCGAGAAGTCGCTTGGCGTCGATCACGGTGGGCTCCAGGCAGGAGACCGCCACCGAGGCCGCGGCCTCTACGCTGGCGACGGCAGGGGCACGCGGTGAGAGGTGAAGGGGCGCCATCAGCGCGAGCCCTCCGCATCGGCGAGCAGGCGCGCGTCCGTCGTGGTCTCGTCGGCCGAGCACATCGTGCCGGAGACGACCGTTCCGTCCTCGCGCACGGCGCGGAACCGGACGGCGAAGGGCTCGCCCCACGCGCACGGTCGGCCGAACGCAGGCGCCTGCCGGAGCGCGATGGCGTGAAAGCCGAGTTCGGTCAGGGTCGCGCGGGCGGCGACCTCGTCGGCCTCGCACGAGGCGAGCGACAGCGGCAGCAGGGCCACCAGCGCGGGCCGGAGCATCCGGTGGACACCCGACCCGCGCGGCCTACCATCGGAAGTGCGAAGACCGATGGAGCTGAGGATGACGGAAGAAGAACGGGCGCAGCTGAACGCACGCCTGGACGCGATCAAACTGGCGATCGAGTTCCTGTTCGCGGGCGCACCCGGCGGCATGAAGGCGCGAGCCGAGTTCATGGAGCGCCTCGAAGCGTATGCTCAAGCTGCTCCGCATGAGGGGCCGGACTCGAACGCTCGTCTATACGAACTGGAGCGCTGGCGGCCTGGGCCTCGCTAAGATCAGCTGCCCGGACCAGCGCTGCCGCAAACTCGCGGATCACGCTGGCCCGGGCGCGCCCGCCGCCTTTGCGCAGCACGTGATTGTCGGCGAGCCGAGCGCCCAGCACGAACATCACGTCGCCGTCGAGGAGGGCTGCGACCTCTACGAACGGGACGCCGATCGGCGGCAAGTCGCTGAGCACATCGCCAGAGATATGGCCGACGTGAAGCGGCACGCGCTCCAGGGACAGACCGTGCTCGCGTGGATCCCAGCCGTGAACGATGCGGAGCTCGCGATCGGCGCCCATCACGCGGCCGCTCCCTCGACGGGGGCGGAGGAGGGCGGGTTCTCGCGCATGTACGCCCGGATGCGCGCCGCCTTCTCCAGCGTCACCGTGCTTCCGGTCTGTAGTCGACCGACCAGCTTCCCGTCGTTGACGGCCTTCCGGCCGAACGTGCTTGCGGCCATCCGCGCATCGCGGATGAAGCACTCGATCTCGCGGAGAAGCTGGCCGGTCTCGCTCATGATAGGCGAGATAAAGGGCATTTGCCCATCAAGTCAATGGGCATCTGCCATATTGGAGATGGGCAAGACGGTGGGCAGTCTCCCACTATGATCGAGAATGCAGTTCGACGCCGCCTGGAAAGCGAGATGCTGGAGCAGGGCCGCGAGATGAAGGAGCTGTCCTTGGCAGCCGGCCTGGGAGAGACCTACGTCCGCGACGCGCTCAAACGCGGGCGCGGCAAGCTGGAGAACCTGTTCAAAGTCGCAGCCGAGCTCGGCAAATCGAACGAGTGGCTGCTCGGCGCGGTCGAGTCCGGACCGGTTGAAGCGAGGGGCAGCGCAACCGTGACGATGAAGCCGAACGCTTCACGTCGTGAGCCGGCACCCTCCTACGGGCCGCCGCTGGACGTGCTCGGCGTCTCTCGCGGCGGCGACGACGGCAAGCTCGTCTATAACGGCCAGGTGATCGAGACGATTCCCCGGCCGCCTCAGCTTGAGAACGTCGACGAGGCCTATGCCACGTACGTGGTGGGCGACAGCATGCGGCCACGCTTCAAACCCGGTGAGAAAGTCTGGGTGCATCCTCACCGACCGCCGCGCCAGGGCGACGATGTCGTCGTCCAGCTACACCCTAAGATCGATGGCGAAGCACCGGAGGGCTACATAAAGGAATTCATCAAGTTCACGCCGACGAAGCTAGTACTCTGGCAGCACAATCCGGCCGAAGAGATCGAGCTGCATCGAAGTTTGGTAAAATCTGTCCACGTCATCGTCGGCTCGCTATACGTGTAGGATCGCCACCGACAGCTTCGAGCGATATGCTCTTTCCTAAGCCTCCAGCTGCGTAGCAGTCGTGACACTTTAGACGCCGTCCAAGGTCACCGAACGTGACGCATCCTGCCTCAGACAGGTCCCTGAGCCGTTCAGCATCCAAGTAGCCCATGTGACCGCAGTCATCACATTGAACGCGGACAGAAGGGGCGGAGGTGAGTGGAGTAGATAAGCGGGGATCAACGGGCTTTCTCTTTGCAGCTACCACGGAAGCGTTGCCTCCAAGAACTCCAGCGGCACGGCGCCATTCTTGGCGATGATCTCAGCGTCCGCCCAATCTCCCTCGACGGGATCTCCTGTTCGCGAGAAGGCCACCGCACCGGCGAGGCCACCGCGAAGCGTTTCCACAATCCGCTCTGCTTCCCGTCGTGATGGTACCTGTCGCGGCTCCCCTGGAGCGATGCGCCCTCTCCCAGCATCGCAGAAGGGTTGAACGACGAAATAGGTGAGGCTTGGCACTTATGACCTCCCGGGCTCCGTTCGCCTCAAGGTTGCACCTGTAAGAACGAAACAGGAACATAGTTGCCCAACGATCCCCAGATTTTCGCCCGGCCTGTGGACAACCGCTGATCGGCAATTTGGGCTTTTGCCCATTTATCCGTTGACATGGGGCATTTGCCCATTATGATCTGCCCATCGCCTCCCCACGAGCCGATGGTGCCGCAGATGCTCACCGCCTACACCCACATCGTCGAAGACAGCGCGAACCAGCTCTTCGCGGTTCGTGACGCCGGCTCCTCCGAGCTGGCCCACGTGTTCCGGGGGATCCCGGTCAAGCGCGTCCGTAGCGCCTACGAGCCGAAGAAGGGCGCTCGTGAAGCCCTGATCCGCCGCCTGGGCTGCCGGGTCGTCGCCACGCTCACCGCGCAGGCCGCGTGATGGGCCCCGTCGTCATCCTCGGCCTCGTCCTGCCGGCGCTCATCGTCGGGACGGTCGCCCTCGGCGGTCACGCTATCGGCTGGGGGCGCTGACATGGCCGGCCTTCCCGCTACCGAAGTCGATGTCCGCATCGGCGAACGCATCTGGGCTGCCCGGACACGGGCGGGACTGACCCAGCGCGCCATAGGCGCCGCGATCGGCGTCTCGGCCGCCCAGCTCCAGAAGTACGAGAAGGGCACGAACCGCATCAGCGCCATCGCGCTGAACATCGTCGCCGATCTGACCGGCGCGCCGATCGCGGCCTTCTTCGACGAAGTCTCCAACGCGGAGGCTGCCTGACCATGGCGCTCCTCGACCTTCCCGCCGGCTACCGCTTCACGCGCACCCCCACCGGCTACGCCGCGCACAGCCCCTACGGCCTGATCCGCGACGACTGCGACTGCGAGGCCGAGGCGATCTTCGCCTGCCAGGATCACGCCGATCCCCTCGCGCTGGAGGCCGCCGACGAGCTGGCCGCCATCGCGGATTTCGAAGCCGACCAGTTCCGCGAGGCAGCATGAACGCGCCGCACCCGATCCGCGCCCTGCATGGCCATCTCGTCGGCGTCGCGCCGAGCCTCGACGCTCTGGCGCCGGCCGAGCCGGTCAGCTCCTACGAGCGCCACCACGCCGACGGCGAGTTGAGCGCCGGCCTCTCCGGCCTCGATAGCCTGCTGGAGTCGCTGGGCATGTTGGCCTGGCACGTCGAGCGTGCCACCGGGCGCGGCGCCGGTCAGGGCTACGACCTGGAGAAGCTGCAGCGCGTCTCCACCCGCCTCGCGGAGATCCACCAGAAGGTCGAGATCTCGGCCGGCCGCCTCACCGCGAAGCTGGCGGGTGCGCGATGAGCGACTTCGAGAGCCGGCTTTACGCGCTGTGTGTCGACGAGGCCGCGCGCACGCACGGCGTCACGGAGAGCGCAACGCTCACGCACATCATGACGGCCGCCCTCGCGACGACGATCGCGGCCGTAACGAGGGGCGACCCGGTCGCCTCCTCGACGATCACCGCCCTCGCCGTCGAAGGCCTGCCGGAGATGGTGGCGCGGCGCGCTCACCTGTTCCGCCAACCCGACCAGGGGAGGCCGCAGTGACCCTCGAACCCTTCTCCCAGACCGAGGCCGTGATGACCCGCTCCGTTCTCCCCTTCGAGATGCGCGAGCCCCGCGCCGTGACGCCCGCCCAGCGCGCGACCTTTTTCGGGGTTCGACCGCCCGTCCGGGCCTGCGAGAGCACCCTGCACGGTCTCGCCGATGCTGATGGGACGGTGTTCGCGCTGCTCATCCCGGCCGGCTCCGCGAGCCTGGATCGCGAGCGGGCCGAGATGCTCGCCGCCGCGATCAACGCTGGGCTTGGCGTCGCCGGTCAGCCCGCGCCGGCGGAGGCGTGACCATGGCTCTGCTCGCCCCCGACACCATCGAGCGCCCGTCCACGGTGCGCATCCACGCCGACCTCTACCAGGGCACGGACGAGTGGATCGCGGCCCGCTGTGGGATGCTCACCGCCAGCGAGATGTCGCTGATCCTGACGCCGACCTTCAAGGCGGCCAAGAACGAGAAGGAGCGCTCGCACCTGTACGAGCTGCTCGCTCAGCGGATCACCGGCTTCGTCGAGCCCCGCTACGTCAGCGACGACATGCTGCGCGGGCAGGACGACGAGATCGAGGCGCTTACCCTCTACGCGCGGCACTACGCCGAGACCGAGACCGTCGGCTTCATCACCAACGACCGCTGGGGCTTCACGCTCGGCTACTCGCCGGACGCGCTGGTCGGCAGCGACGGCCTCGTGGAGTGCAAGTCGCGCCGGCAGAAGTACCAGGTCGAGACCTTCCTGGTGCACGTCGTCGAGCAGACGATCCCGACCGATTACCTGCTCCAGATCCAGACCGGCCTCCTCGTCTCCGAGCGATCCTGGTGTGACCTCGTCTCGTATTCCGGCGGGCTGCCGCTCGCCCGGATCCGCGCCTACCCGGACGAGAAGATCCAGCAGGCGATCGTCGAGGCGGCCGGCGACTTCGAGCGCCGCATCAGGGAAGCGATGGACCGCTACAGCGAGGTGATCGCCTCCGCTCGCGCCGTCCCCACGAAGCGCATTCCCAGGGAGATCGCAGCGTGATCGACATCTCGCAGACGGTCGCGCCGAAGAGCGACCAGCTCAACGCCGACGACCTGATCGGTGGCCCGCGCACGATCAAGGTCACGCGCGTTTCCGCCATGAAGGAGCCGGATCAGCCGATCGCGATCTACTTCGAAGGCGACAACGGCAAGCCCTACAAGCCCGGCAAGTCGATGCGCCGCGTGCTCCTGCGGATCTGGGGCAGCGACGCGTCGACCTACGCCGGGCGCCGGATGACGCTCTACCGCGATGACGCCGTGCAGTTCGGCGGCGTGGCGGTCGGCGGCATCCGGATCAGCCACATGTCCGGCATCACGAGCGCCGTGACGATGCCGCTTACGGTCACGAAGGCCGTCCGCCGGGCATTCACGGTCAAGCCGCTGGCCGAGGAGCGTGCCCCGCCGCCGGAGAAACGGAAGGACGATGCCGCCCCTGCCGGCGACCAGCAGGAGGCACCTCGTCTGCCGGGCCCACGCGAGCGCCTGTACGCCGCTGCCCGGGCCGAAGCCGCGAAGGGCAGCGACGCTCTCCGCGCTTTCCGCGACCAGCTCGACCCGCGGGCCGACCGCGCCCTCGACGACATCGCCGACGAGCTGGAGCGGATCACCGCCCGCGCGGACGTCGCCGACGACGATGGATTCCCCGGTTTCGCGCCGCCCGCCGAGGAGGCAGCCTGACCATGGCAGCCCCGATCTGCCCGATCTGCGAGACCACCGCCCGCCTCACGGACGGCCGCGAGATCTACCCGCACCGGCCCGACCTCGCGGACAAGCCGATCTGGGCCTGCACGTTCTGCGGGGACACGTACGTCGGCTGTCACCCCGGCACTGAGGATCCACTCGGATTCCCGGCTGACGCCGCGCTTCGCGAGGCGCGGATCCTTCTGCATCACCGCAGGATCGACCCGCTCTGGAAGAACGCGCCCGTGTCAGGTGGCTACGGCCGCCTGGACACTGACGGCATCAAGCAGGTCCAGCGCGCCGCCCGCGGCCGCGTCTACGGCTTCCTCGCCGCCCGCATGGGGCTCACCCGCGAGACCTGCCACACGGCCATGTTCACGCTTGAACAGTGCCGCGAGGCTTGGGCCGCGCTTAAGGGTGTCTCGTACAGCGAGATCCGCGACTGGGCGAAGTACGGCGATGGCCGGAAGCCGAGCGGTCGCAAGCGGCGCGCCTCCGCCCCGGCGAGCGGCGAGGGAGCGGCGGCATGACGGTGCGCGCTCACATCGACGTCTTGGCGGACGGCCGGGAAACACTCGGCAGCCTACGGCTTCTGAGGCCTGTGTGCGTCGAGCACCCTGTAGGCCTCCGTATCAGTCAGCCTCACCCGCTCCAGGTCGTCCAGCAGCACCAGGATGTCGCCATCTACCGGCTCTCCTCGCTCCTTGCGTGCGATGAGGCCCTTTGCCAGCGCCAACTCGTCGAGGGGATCCAGCCACGGTGCGTCTTCATCGGTGCAGGCCATAGACAGTGTTCTGGTCGGTCGCCCAGAAGGTTAGGCCGCAACAAACAGGCTCAGAACACACAAGTTCGCGACATCATTTGCAGGGCACCGGTCCCGTTCTCGAACTTGGGAGCGGCGGCATGAACGCGCCCGCACCGATCCTCCGCGGCTCGCATGAGCCTGACGGTCTACCTCTGCGTACGTTGGAAGGCGGATTGGGTTGCGAGCACTTCGGCATCAACACGATCGAACACCTCGCGCACAATAAGTACAGCTTCGCGGAAAGAACTGACGCCTGCTGCGTCTTCCGTCAAAGCCGCTTCGACGTGGCGAAAGTTGTCGGCGATGTATTCTTTAATCTTGCGACCGTGATCTGCGTATTCACCAGGGCGATGCATTTCGTTGAGCAGAGCCAACGCCTCATAGGCTCGGCCCATCATCTCGAAGGCAAGGGTCAAGCCGGCCAGCGTATTTGCCTGCGGTTTAGAAGACATTGTCGTCGCTATAGAGCCGAATCAATAGCGGGCATTGTTATCAGCGCCTCGGCGTGTGGTCGATGACGCAAATACCGCGCTGCAACAGCTTATTGACCGCTGTCATTCGGCGTGACGCGCCGGAACCGCTGGTCATTGGTTTCACCACCATCCGATCATCGAAGCCGCGGAGTTGCCCCATGGCTGAGTCCCGCACCATCACGCGTGAGATGATCGAGGCCGGCGCAGCGTGCCATTCTTACGGGCAGGTCCTGTCAGTGCCGGAAGGTTGTCCCGGGAAGCAGGTTACGGCCCGCATCCAACAGCTCGCGGATCTTCTGCGCTGCGCGCGAGATAATTTCTGGATTCGCGACCACGTCGGGGTGTTCGGCCAAGAAGCTCTCTGTCGCTTCTGCAATCCTGCTTTCGATCTCATCCATCAAGGCAAGCCCGCGCTGACCCTCGCATCGCAGGTAGGCCTCTGCAAGCATGAGATACGCCGCGCTGGAAAGCAGAAAAGCGATCCCGTTTGCCTCCTGTGCTGCGGCCGAAGACAATCCGTCTTCGAAGGAAGGATCGTCCGGCAGATCATTTGCCATCTTTCCCTGATCCGCATCTACTTAGCCTTCCGGAAGGTCGCAGATGTCGGAACGCACGCAACATTCCGAACTGCGTACCCCCGTGTTAAGGGACATGTGAGTATTGATTATGCACAGAAATTTGGCTGCTATGTGCGATTATCGACAGTATTCCGTCTGTTGACAGGAGGGCGCACGGCCTTCGCGACGGGAGGCGCCCGATGAGCCCCGTCAACCAGAACACCGCGGCAACCGGCGGCAAAGTAGGTCCAGTATCGGACCGATCGGCGGCCGAGGCGCCGAACGGAGGTGGAACGGTGATCCAGCCCGTCCGCATGCGCTTGTCCCGGGCACCGGGCGCAGATCTGCAGGCCGCAAGCCGCGCGCTCAACGGCTTGCCTGCCGTCGTCGTGTCGCGGCCCAGCGTCTACGGTAATCCGTTCCCGCTGTCCGATGCCCGCGCCTACCTCGCCGACACGAAGGATGCAGGTCTGCACAGCAAGGATGAGACGGCGCACGTCATTGCCGTCCGATGGTTCGAAGAGTGGCTTGCCGGTGGACTGGTCGCTGAGGTCGGGCGGCGCCCGCCGAGCGCCGACCGGATCGCGTGCCTGCGCGGCAAGAACCTCGCGTGTTGGTGCGCTCTCGACGCCCCATGCCACGCCGACGTGCTTCTGCGCTTGGCCAATCTCCGGTGCGAAGCCGCCCCGGCCGACGCGCTCGACATCGCGGGGGCGGCATGAGCGCGGTCCGCGACAGCCTCCTCCTGGGTCCGCCCGGGCTCGGCACCATCCGCATCTTCGCCAGCGACGCTATGCCGACGGATACGGTTTGGGATTGGTCGCAGTGCCGATCCCCCTCGCGAGCGGCCCGGCGTCACTGGCGGGGCCACCGGCAGCGCGTGGTCATCCGCCAAGAGCCGCGGCGCGAGATCCTCTACGCCGAGGCGCAGAATGCGATGTTCATGCACCCTGTCGTGCCGGCCGAGTTTCGCGCCGCCCTGGAGCGTCGCACCGCCACCGACGACTACTGGACCGCCGTCCGCCTTGCGTTGCTCGACGTCGGGTGCCGGCAGGCCGCTGCCAGTATGGGGGCCCGCCGATGACCGCCGCCGCCCTCGCCACCCGCGACCTCTTCGGCGTGCCCTTCGCCGACACCATCGCCCGCTCGGTCAACCTGTCCCGGTGCGGCGCCTACCGTTTCACGCTGACTCGCACCTGGTCGAGCGAGGGCGGGCACGTCTGCTTCATCGGCCTCAACCCGAGCACCGCCGACCACCGGCAGGACGATCCGACGGTGCGCCGCTGGATCCACTTCGCCCGGTCGTGGGGCTACGGCGGGTTCACCGCGGTCAATCTCTATCCGCTGCGCACCTCGTCGCCGGTCGAGTGCCGTGCTTGGGCGGACTTCATGGACAACGGCCCGGACTGGCACGCGCGCGACGTGATCCACTTCGGCAACCTGCCGGTCCTCGTGCGCGAGGCGAAGGCGGCCGCGCTGGCGGTGGCCTGCTGGGGCGCTGGCGCGTGGGATCCCGAGTTCGTCGACCAGGTGCTCGAGGAGATCACCACCGGCGAGGCGCCTTGGCCCGATGTCCACTGCTTCGGGCTGACCGCCGAGGGGGCACCGATGCACCCAATGGCGCGGGGCCGCTCGCGCATCCCTGATCATGCTCAGCCGGTGCTGTGGAAGGAAGGTGCCCGGTGACCCAGGCCTACCCGCTCCAGTGGCCGCAGGGTCGCCCCCGCAGGCGGCTGCGCAAGGCCGCCCCGTTCGGCAAGCAGGGGCCGCGCGGCTACCGCGTCGAGCTCACCGTGGCTGACGCCCGCGAGCGCCTGCAGATGGAGGTGGACCTCCTGCGGGCCGGATCGGTGGTGCTGAGCACGAACGTTGAACTGCGGCTGGACGGCCTGCCGCGATCGGGCCGGGGCGAGCCCAACGATCCAGGCGTCGCCCTCTATTTCAGCCTGTCTAGCAAGCCGCATGTGCTCGCCTGCGACACGTACATGCGCGTGGCAGACAACATCGCCGCTCTGGCCGCGCACATCGAAGCGACGCGCAAGATCGAGCGACTCGGTGTGGCGACTGCAGCCGAGATGTTCGCGGGCTTCCAGGCCCTGCCAGCGCCGGGCTCGACGCCTTGGTGGCAGGTGCTGGCCGTGCAGCCGAGTGCGAGCGTCCAGGAGATCGAGGCAGCATTCAGGCGCCTCGCTCGCGAGCGTCATCCGGACCGGCCGGGCGGATCTCACGACATGATGGCGGATCTGAACCGGGCGCGCGACGCCGGGCTGAAGGAGCAGGGAGGGGGCAGTGCCGCGTAGCGTTCGGGCAATTGAGCGGACCGAGCGCCCCGCGCTCCCGTTCGCACCCAAGGGGCTCTCCCGGCTTGAGGCCGCCCGCTACGTCGGCGTCTCGACGACCACCTTCGACGAGATGGTGCGCGAGCGGCTGATGCCGCGACCGAAGATGGTCGGCACCCGCGTCCTATGGGACCGCGCCCAGGTGGATCTCTTCTTCGAGGCCCTTCCGGAGCGCGAAGCGACCCAGGAGAGCGACGAGGATATCCTGGCGAGGCTTGGGTGACGCGCATCCGGGTGAAGGGGTTCAAGATCTTCGCGGACCGGCACGGTGCCATGCGGTGCTACCACC